CTACTGGGTTCTCCACTGAGTCCTCAACGAGAGAGAAGCTGTTATCAACCACAAGCTTTGTTGCTTCCTTGTGGCTGAAACCAACCTGAGAAAGTCCCTCAATGACATTCTCGTTGATGTTCTGGCTGATGCTGTTGATGATTGTGTTTAGTGTTTTCATAGTGGTCATACTACCATCTATCTCCTTGGTTTGCAACCTGTTGGTTGGATTTTTTTGTATTTTTATTTGTTGTAAAGTATAATATTAATAACGTCTAGTAGGCCCTGAGGTTATCATGAAGAACCCCAAAATAACAACTCCAGAAAACTTTTTTTTGGAAAGATCAAAACTAAAAAAACATCCTAATTTTTCTAGGATTAAAAACGACTATGTTGATGCACGTATTCTAGAGGAAGAAACAAAAAAAACAACCTCAACAAAAGGAAATGCATACAAAAATACAAAATCTGGCTATAGGCCTGATCTTGGCTTAAACTTGAGATCTAATTGGGAAGCTAATTTTGCAAGGATACTTAATGCATACAAAATAAATTTTGATTTTGAACCAGTTGTATTTTCTTTTCCAATTAAAAAAGGAACAAAAGGTTACACTCCAGATTTCTACATAGAAAAATCAACTGAATGGGTTGAGCTTAAGGGTTACTTAGACGACAAAAGTAAGATAAAATTAAAAAGATTTAAAAGGTATTACGCAGAAGAGTTTAGCAAGCTAACATTTATTATTAGTAAATATTCTAGCGAGGCCAAAAGGTTTGCTTTTGAAATAGAAGTACCAAGTGTAGTTTACTACGAAGATATTAGAAATTTTTATGCAGATAAAATACCCTATTGGGAAGGAAAGTAATGACATCCTACAAAGAACAATATTACTCTTTAAGCGAAGAGGAGATGCAAGATTTAATAGCCAAGGCCAAAAAAGGCTATTCAAGCGCTCAGTACGAAATGCTTAAAGTTTTTAACAACTTTCTTACAAAGTATGTAACAATGTTATATTATGGAAAATATAATTTATCTGATTATGATATCAGAAGATTTACATCTTTGTTTGTTAAAGATAATTTTGTTAGATTTAACCTAATGAAAAATCAATTAAATCAAGCTGGCTATAAACACGTAAACGAATGTCTACGACGGCATTACTTATATGGCTAAAAGATATGGCGATGAAGAAGACGTAAGGCAAACTGTTAATATGACTTTCTTCCAATGTATAGCCAGATACCAAAGAAAAGATTCAGAAAAAGGTCCTATTCCATTTAGTGGATTTTTGTATAGTTATTTTTTTTACCTTTTAAAAAAGAATGTAGATACATTTTTAATTGACCAGCTCGGTAGAAAGACTTTCCCACTGCTCGCGGATGACGACAACTCAGAGGAAGACGAAGAAGCTCAGCCTGGATTCAAGGCTCCTCCGCTAGAGTATACTATAGATCAGATGTTGGGCACTCAGGAAATTAATGAATTATGGGTTCTTGGCCAGGACTGCCATGCCCCCTATGATACCCTAACAGTGCAAGAGAGGCAACTAATTAAATGGAGATACATAGATAATATGAAGTCTTCTGAAATAGCTCAGGTTATAACAGAGCATCCTAATACGGTTAGAGATCACATATCCAAAGTGAAGATCAAGATAAAAGATGCTATAATAGAAAATAACATGCAAGACTTGATTTCAATATTCAAACTGGAAGATTAATGAACCTTCAATCAATAGAAAAACTTAATGATTTACTTTCGGAATTTCTTAGTCCACAAATAACCGAAATTCTTGACGCTTACGGCTCTGGATCTTCTTCAGACCAATATTTTGTTAGCATACCAGAGTCTGATTCCATTGACATGACAATGGCTGACTTAGCTTCTCTTGTCGCTAGAACGTCAAACGTTTATGGTAGAGTAACTAGGTTTGCCGGTATGACAAGAGCATATTATAAGATCTGCGAAGGCAGATACAAGAAAGTTTATAAGTCAAATAGAACTGGCAGAAACGAGGCTGAAAGAGAAGCTAACGCTCTAGAGGCTGCCGAAGAACAATATACCGCAATGATTACAGCGGAATCTGTTGTGCAGCTTGCAGAGTCAATGGAAGGTGCTGCTCGTATAGCGTCAGAGTCTGCTAGAAAATTGCTAGATAAATCTCAATCAATGCAAATAGCTTCATATAGAGAGGAAAAGGGGTCCTATCTTGATAGCGACTTTAGCACGTACTAGACCATGTATATAGCTCATTATAAGTCAGTCTCTTCTCCTGAAGAGTTTTTTTCTACAGTAAGAGAAACTTTGGATTTTCCTACTCAAGTTGAGTATAATAAAAAAAGATATCTGCTCAATGCAACTCATCAGGCATATACCAATTCTCAAATAAAAAGAATTGTGTCTTTTGCTCAGGAAAATAAAATTGAATACGATGTGAAGGTATGAATATAGAAGTTTTTTGCGACGGTGCCTCTAGGGGGCAGGGTCAAAAAAAATTTGGAGAAGCAGCGTGTGCGGTGGTTGTCTACAAAAACAAAAAAAAGATTGCACAATTTGCAAGAGGTCTTGGACCTAGAACAAATAATGAAGCCGAGTATGAGGCCGTTATAGCTGCCCTGCTTATGTGTTCTATGTCAGATCTAATAGACCCAATTATTTATACCGACTCAGCAGTTGTGGCTAACCATGTTAGTGGCAAATGGAAGTGTAGAAACGCAGCTTTAGTTCCTCTACTTATGACAATACAAGACATTAAAGAAGAATATAAATTTAGGGTTATCCAAGTTCCAAGAGCATTTGTTTGGGAACCAGATTTATTGGCCAACGAGTTTCTTGATCAACTAGAAATGAAAAAGAACGAAATACACGAAAGCATGATACAATAGCAAAATGAGCAGATTATATAATCCAGATTATCCAATTGTAGTTGGTTTAGCGGGCAAGGCTGCAACTGGTAAAACTTCTGTAGCTGAAGCTATAGTGCCTAAAGCTAGTTTTGATAAAGTTAGATCTGGCGTATATTGGGATCACATATTTTTTGCAATGCCTCTTTACGAGCTATTGTCTAATAAAACTAAAATAGAGGGTGAAAGCTCTCAGTCAAGAAAGCTTTTCGCCATCCACAAAACTCTATATGATTTATATGGAAATTCAACCTTAGGCAACGTGCCTGACTACTATTCTTTCATAAGCTTAGTTGACAATATATATAGAGAGCCAATTGATTCACGCGGTGCAAAGCCAAGATCTTTTCTTCAAAAAGCAGGAGATCTATGTAGAGTACATGATCCCAAGTGCTTTGCTAAATGGGGAGTAAGGAAGTCTTACGAGCTACATAGAGACTATGTTAAGTCCCTACAAGAGGAAGAAACCGCCAATCCATATTGTATTTTAATTTCTGATGTTCGTTTTGAAAACGAGGCTGAGTCTATACTTAAACTTCCAAATAGTATGTTAATATTATTTGAAGCTTCAGATGAAGTCAGAAGAGAAAGAGTGTATTCTAGAGATGGGGTATATATGACCGATGAACAAATGTCCCATAAATCAGAAAAGGAAATAGACAATTTTATAACAATTGCTTCTGCTATAATTGATTCTTCTTCAATGTCGGTGGAAGATCAAGCGGTCAAAACAATAAATCTAATTAAAGAAAAGTTTGGTTTAGCAAGTTATGCCAAAAATCAATAGAAGTGCACAAGAAGAGAGCTTAGGCTCACCAATAGAACAGGCGGTAAATACAGTGGCTGGAGAAATTTCAGTATCAACAAGTCCAGTATTCATTTGTGGTGTAAATAGAAAGGTTAATATCGGTAACTTTGAAAACATTGATATTTATGCTGGAATTACGATCCCCCTTGCTGGCGTAGATCCTTCAGACAGAGACACCTTTAATGAAGCGGTTAAAGAGGCGGCTGCTTATGGTTTCTCTTTAGTCTCAAAAGAGACTGGTGAAAGATATATGCTAATCAAAGAGGGTCAACAGGGTAAGTGATATTACTCTAAAAAATAATTAGAAGTTTTAAGGTTAAAACCGACCCCCCCGCCGCAAAACAAAAAAATCTTACAGCGGAGGAAAAAACTTGCAAGAAATGTTGCGTCAGCAGCTAAAAACGTGTAAAATAGAAAATGAAAGACTTAATAAGGAAATGAAAAACCTAAAAAAAAAGGTTACTAACCGTAGAACAAGAATTAAAAGCTTGGAAGTTAGGTTTAAAAATTCCTAAAAGTTCTGAATTAATTCAGTTAGTTACAAATGAGATAGAGGTAGATTAAATGTTTAAAAAATTGGTCAAAGAAATTAAAGGTTTAGTTGCTCCAGCTAGAAAAAAACTGGATAAACAAGTAGATCAACTTTTGAATGAGGCAGAAAAACTTGCTGAAAAAGCTGACGAAAAGATTAAAGAAATCAAAGTAGAAGCTGCAGCAAAAGTTGAAGAAGTAGTCAAGGAGGTTGCAGCGGAAGCTATTGCTCCTAAGAAAAAGTCTCCTGGTAGACCCAAGAATACTTCTACAGCCAATAAAGCTCCTGCTAAGAAGTCTGCTCCTAAAAAGTAATATTTAATCTCATTTGTGCAAAATTCCCCCTGCCATTTGGTGGGGGGTCTTTTGTTTTAACAAATAAAATATTACTATATAGCTATGTCATTAGCAATGGTTATATCGGCTGCCCCTAAAAGAAAGAAGAAAAAGTAATGGCTATGAAAAAAAGAATTTACATTAGCGGGCCAAGAATGGGAACCAGTAACTATATGCACGGTATGGAATTAGTTGATATAAATAAAATTTCAAAGAAAAAAGGAAAGAAAAATGCCCGCAAAAAAAGATCCTAGACTAGCCAGAGCGCGGAGTAAGTGGTTTTAATAAACCAAAGCGTACTCCTAGTCACCCAACAAAATCTCATATAGTTGTAGCTAAATCAGGAAGTCAAGTAAAGACAATTCGATTTGGTCAACAGGGTGTTAAGACAAACCAAACTGTTGGACAAAGAAAAGCTTTTGCATCTCGCCATTCAAAGAACATTTCTAAAGGTAAAATGTCTGCCGCCTATTGGGCTAATAGGGTAAAATGGAGCCCAAGTAAAACAAAATCTTCCTCTCAAAAATGGATTAAGGGATCATAAAATGGAAGCGATTATTGTGGCAGTTATTGCTGCCGGCGGGGCCGTAATTGCATCTTTAGTCCAAAAAGGAAGGGCAGAGAATAAGGCTGATCACAACCAAGTGTCAAGCATGATTTTGAATGTTAAAGATGATATAATTAACCTACATCATAAAATTGATCATGTTGATGAGCAAGTTTTTAAAGTTGACGACAAGTTAGATGGCCATATATCTTGGCATATGAGAAGAATAAAAAAAGGAGAGCAAAATGCCGAAAGTAGGAAATAAAATGTTTGCCTATACAAAGGCTGGCGAAAAGAAAGCCAAAGCATACGCTAAAAAAACAGGTAAAAAGATGACAAAAAAATCATCAAATAAGAAGATGGGATATTAATTATGACTTATGGTATGAAGAAGGATAAAATGGCATCAAAAAAGGGTGGCATGAAGAAGAGTGCAGCAAAGAAAGGCGCTATGAAGAAGGGCGCAGCAAAAAGTGCTGGTCTTTCGCCAGCTCAGAAAAAGCTTCCTCCTTTTATTCAAAAAGCAATTATGGATAAGAAGAAGAAGGGCAAGTAATAGTGCCGTCAAAAGGCAATAAAAAGTGGATTCAGGGAGCAATTAAGCGACCAGGCGCATTCACGGCTAAAGCTAAAAAAGCTGGAAAGTCAGTAGCCGGTATGGCTGCTGCCGTTACTAAAAATCCAGAAAGATATAGCAAGACGACAGTTCGTCAGGCAAACCTGGCTAAAACTTTGAGAAAAATTTCGGCAAAAAGAAAGAAAAAATAAAAATGGCAAAAGTAAATAAACCAACTAAGCCAGCTCTTTGGTCTGCTGCAAAGTCACAGGCAAGAGCCAAGTTTGACGTGTACCCAAGCGCCTATGCTAATGCATGGGCAGCAAAAAAATACAAGTCAATGGGTGGAGGATGGAGAACCGTGTCCACCAAAAAAGCAAAGAAGAAGTAGTAATTATGGCTGGTCCAAAGGGTGTAGGCTTAACCAAATGGTTTAACCAAAAGTGGGTTAATATTGGTGCCCCTAAAAAGAAGGGCAAGTTTCAACCCTGTGGAACCTCTGGAGCTGGTGGCTCTGGTTATGCTAAGTGTGTCCCAGCAGCTAAGGCAAAAGCTATGAGCTCGGCACAAAGGAAAAGCGCAGTTCAAAGAAAGAGAAAGTCTGGAACTCCTACAAAAGGAGTAAAGGGTCAGGCTCCAAAGAACGTTTCTACCTTTACAAAAGGTAAAAAGAAAAAGTAAACTTAATGTCAGATGAATTAGACAATGTTTTTAGTGGCTTTATGCCAATGATAAGTCATGTTAGCGTTAGTGAGGCAAATGCAATGATCTCCACAGAAGGAGAACTTGTTCAAGCGCATACGGTCAACATCGTAACTAAAAACGGAGATAGTTATGTTTTTAGTATGGATCCAGTTGACCTTATGCGCTTAGCTTTTCTAGTATTTAAAGTAGCTTCACAATAATCAAAAGGATATAATTGTAGTATGAGTGAACAGATGTGGACTTGGCTATTGTTTGCCATGGAATTAATCGGGGTATACGGTAGTTACCAGGTGGGTAACAAAAAGTGGTATGGACATATGGTTGTCGCCCTACACTCTTTTCCGTGGTTTGTTTATTCAATAGTATTTGATAAGCCTGGATTTCTAGCAATGTGGGCCCTATGGCAGTGGGTACACTGGCGTAACATGTGGAAATGGAAAACAGATATTGCTAACGCCTAAAGCATCTATTATTGTAACTTCATATAATCAGCCATCATACCTAAAGATGTGCATTGACTCTTGCTTAAGTCAAACATATCAAAACATAGAAATAATAATTGCAGATGATAATTCTTCTAAGTTAGAAGTATGGGAATTAATTAACTCTTACTCAGATCCAAGAATTATTTCTTTTAACTCTTACGTGTCAGATGAAGACAGACCAAGAACAGCTAGGTATGCCACACAAATAAATACTGCTATTAGAAATTATTCAACTGGTAAGTACCTTTTTTATCTTCCTGATGATGATATATTTTATCCTGAAAAAGTATCAACGCAAGTTAATCATGCTGAACAACTGAGTGTTCACGTTAATTACGCAGCACAAGATTTTATAGACGTAAATGGCAATATAGCTGGCACGAGATATGACGGTACTGGAGAAAGATCTGGAAGAATACTAGATGATGGTCATGGTATATTAGATCATGGTCAGGTAATGACAACCAGAGAAGCTTACGATGTTGTCGGTGGATGGGAAGACGATGCAGGAATGTGGGGTGGGGCAGACGCTTTCTTTTGGTCTAGGCTTAGTAGGGCTGGTTATAAGTTTTATCCGCTTCCGTTTATTTGTCTTTCGGCAAAAAGATATAGAGAACATTCTGTTCAATGGAATGTGGCAAATAATATAGCTCCTTATTTAAATGATTAAACTAGTAGTTGTAACACCCGGGAACTTTGCTCCTTCTGGTGGACCAGAAGCTCTGCACCAGTTGGTCAGTGTGGCCAATGAAATACAGTATAATTCAGCAGCAATTCTTTATGAGCCTATTGAATTTATTTCAAGTTCAATAGAACCATACCTAAAATATAACTGTCCAATAATAAAAGAAAAAGATATTCCCCCCAATGCTATAGTTGTTTTGCCAGAAATATGGCCACATCTATCTAATAGATTCAAAAATAGATCAGCGCTATGGTGGTTATCTGTTGATTTTTTTGGAACTCAAGGCCATTCAGATTTATCTAATATAGATATACATCTAACACAATCTGTGTATGCAAAACAGCATCTAAAGTCTATCGGTATTGATTCTTTCATGTTAACAGATTGGATAGACGGTGTGTATGATCGCTCACTGCATAAAGAAGATATGATTGCCGTTAATCCAGCCAAGGGTCTTGATTTAATAGAGTCATTCATCGCTGGTAATCCAAGTCTAAACACTATCAAAATACAGGGGATGACAAAAAATAAAGTGATAGATACACTCGCAAAAAGTAAGATCTATATAGACTTTGGGCATCACCCTGGAAGAGATAGAATGCCCAGAGAAGCTTCCTTGTTAAACGCAGTGGTTTTTGTCAAGGAACAAGGTGCAGCTAGATTTAGCGAAGATGTTGCAATAGATAAATGGTTTAAGTTTTCTGATATTTCAGAATTAAAAGATAAAATACCAATAGTGTTAAACAATTATAAATATTTTATATCAAAACAATTTGAATATAAAGAATGGTGCAAATTAAATCGTGAAGAATTTAAAAAAGAAGTAAAACAATTATTAGATATGGTTTAAATATAAAAAATAGAATTAAAATGGTACGTTTTTGGGCATAGGCGTTGCCATCAGAAAAAATAGATTACTATATTAATATGTTAAGATTTAATTTAAAAAGGAGGCAATAAATATGCCACGTAAGTACACAGGAAATTCTGACGGCAACGGTAATGGCGCCAAGCCCGGCACTCAGAAGCTTCTAGAGCTCTGTAAGAAAAGGTGGGGCTTTTCTAATTTGGGGATTTACGTCAACAGGCGCATGAGAAATCCTGCGGCCGACAAAGACCCAAATAACCCAAAGTGGCTGAGCGTTCATGCAACGGGCAGGGCAATCGATATGGGTTATACAGACCGTAAGAAGGCTGTTGAGGCATGGGATTGGTTCATGAAATACACGAAGGAACTCGGCATTGAGGAAGTACACGATTATGCGTATGACTCAAATGTAAAAGACAAGGTCCT